CTATGCAGACGAAATGCTGAAGGCCCGTGATGTCAAAACCTAAGCAGTCAGGCGTGATCCCTCCCTTGACGAACTGGGGAGGGGTCAGGTCGGTTCAGCGCAGGCTGGACAGGAGTACCACGCTGGTGGCCAACAAGGAGGCTGTGGCGTTTGCGCTGTTGTCTATGGCCAACACCAAGCTGACGGACATCATGTCGTGGGATGAGCACGGCAATGTGAAGGTGAAGGCCAGCCACCTGATCCCGGAGCATGCCTTGCACGCGATCAAGTCGATCAAGGTGAGGACGGAGAAGGACGGGGCCAGTACTTTGGATATTGAGCTTTACGACAAGGTGGGGGTGCTCAGGCTGCTGGCCAAGGCCAGTGGGTTGCTGGACAGCCCTGATGACAACGACAAGCCATCTGTGATTGACATCAATGTGGTGGCACCAAGGGAGCAGACATGATTAAGATTGACAAAGGGATCGCGCTGCCAAGTCGGCGCAATGAGTACGCCGAGGCGCTGGCGCAGATGGAGGTTGGCGACAGCTTTCTTGTCGCTAACTTTACTAAGAGCCATTTGGGCACTTTCCGCAGGGAGGCCATGAAGTTGGGGGTAAAGTTTGCTACCCGTACTGTGGATGGCGGCACTCGGGTTTGGAGGCTGACATGACCCGCCGGTATTGCGACACTGGCCGTATTGAGTGCCCGCACCTGCCGGAGTGTGTGTGGGACTGCGCCTACGACACGGATGTCGCCGAGAGGCGCAAGGTCAAGCCTTACCCGGCTGTGCCTGATGACATTGTGCCGGTGGGGGATGGGTGGCAGACGGTGGGTGCGCTCATGCTGAGTGCGATCTTTGCTGTGCTGGCTGTGGCCTGCATCCTGATTTTCTTCACTGGCGTTTGGATATGGAGTTTGCTGATATGAAAAAGAGCCTACACCTGATAACCGAGTTTTGGCCCCGCAAGTGGCCCTGCTTTGCCGTGGGGTTTATAGCCAGTGGCAACGAGTTTGTGTTGCACCTGTGGCTGGTGTGTTTTCGCATTCGATGGGGGTATTGATATGAAAACAATCATTGAGATGGCGAAGGAGTGCCAGCTATTGGATGGATTATCGGTGGTGCCGTCACAGGTAGAGCGTTTTGCCGACCTTGTGCTGGCTGCCGAGCGCAACCACATTGCCGGGGTGTTTGAGGACAACCATGAGGTGGTCAAGCACCGGAACAACTACTGGCTGCATGCTGCCAACTATGTCCGGGGCCGGGGAAAAACATGACAATTGGGCTTGCAGCCAGCGCAGAGGGTTTTTACGGATTACCTACCGCGCTGGTAAGTTCGTCCAAAGTCGGCGGCAATGACTTGACTGATGGAGAGACATCACCCAACACCAACAAAGGCCAGAATGTCTAGAACAAAAGAATCGTCAGAGAAGGCCGTCCCGGTCGCCGGGCTTAACCTGGACTTCAGCGAGTCGCCGGTCATCTACGACTTCATCCAGAGCAAGAACTTTGTCCAAGGCATCATGGGCCCGGTGGGCTCGGGCAAGAGCTACGGCTGCGCGGCCAAGATCTTCATCAAGGCGGTGCAGCAAAAGCCATCTGCCATTGACAACATCAGGTACACGCGGTGGGCCATTGTCCGAAACAGCTACCCCATGCTGAAGACCACCACCATCAAGACCTGGCTCGACCTGTTCCCAGAGGCCACCTTTGGGCCCATGCTGTGGACACCGCCCATCACCCACCACATCCGGCTGCCAGCCCGGGGTGACGCCGCCGGAATCGACTGCGAGGTCATTTTCTTGGCCCTTGACCAGCCAAAGGATGTGCGCAAACTGCTGTCCCTTGAGCTGACCGGTGCCTGGGTGAACGAGGCTAGGGAGCTGCCCAAGGCTGTGATCGACGGACTGACCCACCGGGTTGGCCGATACCCTACCAAGCGTGACGGCGGTGCCACCTGGCACGGCATCTGGATGGACACCAACCCCATGGATGATGACCATTGGTGGCACCGCATGGCCGAGAAGGAGAAGATGACCGGCGAGTACGCATGGAAGTTCTTCAAGCAGCCCGGCGGCGTGATTTCCGTCGATGTCGAAGACCTGCCCGACATGCCGGAAGCCAACGACCACATCTTTGCCAGCGGCAAATGGTGGAAGGTCAACCCCAAAGCCGAGAATGTCCACAACCTGCCCGCTGGCTACTACCAGCAGATGCTCATGGGCAAGAACCTGGATTGGATCCGCTGCTACGCAGGGGGCGAATACACCTATGTGCAGGAGGGCAGGCCCGTCTGGCCAGAGTACGAGGACAGCACCATGTCCGGCGACACCGAAATTGACCCGAATGTGCCCATCCAGGTGGGGCTGGACTTTGGTTTAACCCCGGCGGCCACCATTGGCCAGCGCCTGCCCAACGGTAGGTGGCTGATTCACCAGGAAATCGTCACCTTTGACATGGGTCTGGAGCGTTTTGGAACCCAGCTGCTGGCCGAGCTCAACCAACGCTACCCCAACCACCAGGTCATGGTCTGGGGTGACCCGGCAGGCATGGCCCGGGACACTATCTACGAGGTCACCGCCTTTGATTACCTCAAAACCTTGGGGCTCCGGGCCCAGCCCACCGCCAGCAATGACTTCAAGGTGCGCCGGGAGGCGTCAGCTGCACCCATGCAGCGCCTGATCCAGGGCAAGCCCGGGCTGATCATCAACCGTGAGTGCAAACTGCTGCGTAAATCGCTGGCCGGGGGCTATCACTTCAAGCGGATCGCGGTCGGGGCTGGCCAGGAGCGGTTTCGGGACGCGCCAAACAAGAACGAGCACTCGCACATTGGAGATTCGTTCGGCTACCTGATGCTGGGCGGCGGCGAGTACAACCGGATGACCCGCACCCACCAGCTGGGCGGCAGACCCATGGGCCAGGCCAACGCTGGGACTGACTTTGATGTCTTTGCTTGAGTAAATATCGTGCAGATATACATCTCTTGCAGGCTGTCCAAAGCCCAATAGAATCGTTTGGATATGGTTGAAATTGATCTTGGTGTCATCCACCATTTTTCGGCGGGTGTGTACGCAAAGCAGATGCTGTTGCCAGCAAAACACTTTGCGGTAAGCCACGCGCATGCCTACGACCATCTGAGCATTTTGGCAAAGGGCCGAGTGACGGTTGAGGTGCAGGGAGTCAAGACAGATCACACGGCCCCGGCCTGTATCACCATCTTGGCTGGCGAGCACCACACCATCACGGCTCACGAAGACAGTGTTTGGTTCTGCATCCACGCAACTGATGAAACAGATGCGGCAAATGTGGACGAAGTTTTAATAAGGGGATAAATATGCCTTGGATCGCAGCAGCCATCATTGGTAGCACCATATACAGCGCAGGCCAAGCCCGCAAATCCCGGCAGCAGGCCGAGTCTGACCAGCGCACCATGCTGGCTCAACAGGCATCTGATCAGGCCGCCATGCGCCTTGAGCTGGGCAGGCAGACTGCTGAGTACGCCAAGCAGGGTGCGTCACTCGAGCAGCAAGCCCAGACAGCCCGACAGCAATTTGAGCAGTCGCAGCTGCAATACAAGACCAACAAGCTGGAGATGGAGCAAAAGGCCAAGGAAGTACAGGCTGCCGCTGATGAGGAGCGCCGCAAAGCCGCCTCTGCCGAGGCTTCATCCCTCAAAGCCCGCACCCGTGGTGGCCGCCGGTCGTTGCTGTCTAGCGAACGCATGGACGCAGAGCTGGGAATCCCGATGGACTTGGGTAGCGCTGGCATGAGGATCCAGTAATGGCCACCGCACTGCCTCAGTTTAAGCAGCGCCAACTGGCCCGGCGCGGCACATCCGACATTGCGCGTCTGGCCAAGCAGTATCAAGGCAGCATTGAGGCGATCACAGGCGAATACCAGACCTCATTCAAAACCTATGAGGCTGGAGTGGCCGAGAAGATGAAGCCGTATGAGGCGGCGGTTGCTCAGTACAGCGCGGCACTGCCAGTCTACGAGGCTCAAGCCTCTGCCTATCAGCAGAAGCTGATGGACTACAACGCACTGCTCGCTGACATTGAAAAGAATCCGGTTACCGAAAGAATAGAGCGTGTAGTTACGGGAAAAACCTGGTACGGGAAAAAGAAATACGGCGACATCACTGTCTACGACCCGAAGCCAATCCCAGAATTTACCGAAGTAGCCCCGACTTTGCCTGATATACCGGCGGCACCTACGATTGAGAAGTTTGACGAAGGTGAGTTTGGCGCAAAGCGCACGGAAGCCGAAGGCACTTTCAAGCGCGAAGTTGGCGAGCGCCGGTCGGCCAGATCTAACGTGGTTTCTCGCAAGATGGCCAGGCCATTGCTGGCTGGAGAGTAGGCATGAAAGACATGAAAACCAAGATGCAGGCCAAGGTCGCCAAGGTCATGCGCGAATACAAAGCTGGCAAGCTCAAGAGCTCCAGCGGCGACAAGGTTGTCAATCAAAAGCAGGCTGTGGCCATTGCCATGTCTGAAGCTGACGCATTAAAAAAGGGTAAATGATGAAAGTCGAAATCGAAATCGAAGGCGAGATGGAAGACAAGGTTGAGCTGTCCAAGCTGCCGCCCGCCCTGCGCAAAAAGATTGAAAAGTACATGTCTGCCAAAAAGCCAGAAGCGCCGGTCAAGGGCATCAAACAAATGATGCAAGAGGCCAAGCTGGAAGAGGACGAGGGTTAAATCATGGAATACGACAAAAGCGCTCCGGGCGGTATGCGCCTGACACCTGATCAGATTCTTAAACGACAGGCAGCAGCTCAGTCAAAGAAGGACGAGTTTCAGCAGCTGTATCAAGACGCATACGAGTTTGCCCTGCCCCAGCGCCAGCTCTATGGTGTGTGGGAGGGTGGCGCCACAGGCTCCAAGAAGATGCAGCGCGTGTTCGACTCGACCGCCATCAATTCAACCCAGCGCTTTGCCAACCGCTTGCAGTCGGTGGTGTTCCCACCCCAGCGCAAGTGGGCCAAGCTCGAGGCTGGCTCTGACATTCCTGTTGAGCGCAGGCAGCAAGCCCAGGCCGTGCTCGAGGTCTACCAGGACAAGATGTTCACCATGCTGAACCAATCCAACTTTGACATCGCCATGGGCGAGTTCTTGCTGGATCTGGCTGTGGGCACCGCCTGCATGATGGTGCAGCCCGGTGACGATGTATCCCCGCTCAACTTTATCCCCGTACCGCTGTTCTTGGTGAGTTACGAGGAAGGCGCGAATGGCCAGGTGGACAATGTCTACCGCCGCATGCGCATGAAGGGCGAGAGCATCCAGCGCCAGTGGCCAGATGCCAACATCTCAGCCGACCTGGCCCGCCGAATTGAGCAAAAGCCGACCGATGATGTCGAGCTGCTGGAGGCCACCATCTATGACTACAAGCGTGGCGACTATTGCTACCATGTCATCGACAAAGCCTCGAAAGAGGAGCTGGTCTACCGCCGCCGCAAGATGAGCCCGTGGGTGATCAGCCGCTACATGAAGGTGGCCGGTGAGATCTACGGTCGCGGGCCGCTGATGACTGCCCTGCCGGACATCAAGACGCTGAACAAGGTCAAAGAGCTGCTGCTCAAGAACGCATCATTGGCCGTGGCCGGTGTATATACAGCGGCAGATGATGGTGTGCTCAACCCCAACACGGTCAAGATCGTGCCGGGTGCCATCATCCCGGTGGCCAGGAACGGAGGCACGCAAGGCCCGGCCCTGCTAGCCCTTCCCCGCTCTGGCGATTTCAACATCAGCCAGCTGGTGATCAACGACCTGTCGGCAAGCATCAAGCGCATCCTGCTGGACGAGTCGCTGCCACCGGACAACATGAGCGCCCGGTCGGCCACTGAGATCGTCGAGCGCATGAAAGAGCTGGCCCAGAACCTGGGTTCTGCCTTTGGCCGACTGATCAATGAGACCATGATCCCGGTCACCGCCAAGATCCTTGAGGTCATGGACGAGCGTGGCCTGATCGACATGCCCCTGCGCGTCAATGGCCTGGAGGTCAAGGTGACCCCGGTGGCGCCGCTGGCCATGGCCCAGAACATGGAAGAGGTCAACGCCATCATGCAATACATGCAGATCAGCCAGAGCCTGGGCACCGATGGCCAGCTGGCCATCAAGACCGATGTGCTGGTGGACTACCTTGCCGACAAGCTGGGCGTGCCTGCTGCCGTGCGCAACACCGCCGCCGAGCGTGCCGTGCTCATGGAAGAGGCGCGTAACCAGCAGCAGCAGCAAGCCATCGCCCAGGCCATGGCCATGCAGGCCCAGGCCGGTGCCGGGATGCCGGGCCTGCCAGCCCCTGAAGGAGCAATGTAATGTCTTGGGACGAACTAGACGCCATTGGCCAGCCAAGCGACATCCGCGAGGTTGACCAGAAACGCGAGGATCTGGTCAAGCTGACGCTCCGGGTGTTTGGGTCAGAGGATGGCCAGAAGCTGCTCCAGTGGCTCAAAGACATGTATGTAAATGTGCCCATCGCCGTACCGGGCACAGACCCCTCGCACGCCTACTTTGCCGAAGGGCAGAGGACGGTGGTGAGGGACATTGAGGTGCGGATTAACACAGCAAGGAAACTATGAGCGACACAGCAACCGTCGAGCCCGGTGCAACCGGCCTACTTGACAACGTGCAGGTGAATGACGAAGCCAAGACCGAGAGCCCACAAGCCACTGAAATCAGCCACAAGGCTGCCGATCCCAGCGCCCCAGAGGCCGATGATCCCCTAGAGCGGCCAGACTTCTGGCCCGAGAACTTCTGGAAGAAGGACTCCAACGAGCCCGACCTGGAAGGCATTGCCAAGAGCTGGTCAGATCTGCGTAAGCAAATCAGCCAGGGCAAGCACAAAGCGCCCACAGATGGCAAATATGACCTCAAAGCCTTTGGCGAGGAGGCAGACACCAACCCCATCGCGTCTACCCTGGCCACATGGGCGAAGGACAACAGCCTGTCCCAGGCCGCCTTTGATGACCTGGTTGGCAACTTGCAGACCCAGGCCAAGGAGCTGATGGAGGGTGACATGGTTGACCCGGTGGCTGAAATGAAGCAGCTGGGCCCAAAGGGCGGCGCTATCGTCAACGGCATGGTGGATTGGGCTCGCGGCCTGGTCAACAAAGGCGTCTGGAGCAAGGACGATTTTGAAGAGTTCAAGATCATGGGCGGCACCGCCCGGGGCATCACAGCCCTGATGAAGGTGCGCGAAGCCTACGAAGGCCGGGTACCAATTGAGTCTGCCCAGCTGGAAGGCGCACCAAGCCAGGAAGAGCTCTATGCTATGGTTGGTGATCCACGCTACAAAACAGATGCTGCGTACAGGCAAAAAGTCGAACGGATGTTCGGCCAGTACGCCAAATAATCCGGGGCACTCCTCCCCGTCTGCCGAAAGGCAGTTGCCTTGACCCAGCTCCGGCTGGGTCTTTTTTGTACAACACTCAAACGCCACAGTTGCGTTGTTGCAAAAAAGTCATACAATCGCGCCAAGGCATATCGCGTGGGTTGGGGGTTCCCGGCTGTAGCGACCCTTACCGCAGTGGATGCTGACGAGTGGCTGGCGCAACCAGCAAGCACAGGCCCGGGGTACCGGCCCACCAGCGCGACAAACCCTGATCAACAACCGAATGAGGTATCAAAATGAGCGTTTCCCTTTCAAACGCCTTTGTGACGCTATTCGACGCAGAGGTCAAGCAAGCGTACCAAGGCAAAGCAATGCTGGTAGCTGCTGTTCGTCAGCGTCGTGGTGTCGAAGGCTCCACTGTCAAGTTCCCTAAAGTCGGTCGCGGCGTAGCTTCTGCTCGCGTCACCCAGACCGATGTCACACCGATGAATGTCGGTTTCTCCACCGTTACCTGCACATTGTCTGACTTCAATGCAGCCGAATACTCTGATGTGTTCAGCCAGCAAAAGGTCAACTTTGACGAGCGCTCTGAGCTTGTGCAAGTGGTCGGCAACGCCATTGGCCGCCGCCAGGATCAGCTGATCCTTGATGCGCTGATCGCTGCCAGCAGCACCGGCACTGTGGCAAATTCAATTGGTGGTGCAAACACCAACATGAATATTTCCAAGCTGCGTGAAGCCGCCAAGATCTTGAACACGAAGAATGTCCCAAGCGACGGTCGTCACATCATCATCCACGCCAATTCTTTGGCATCGATGCTTGAGCAGACCTCTGTCACCAGCTCGGACTTCAACACTGTCAAGGCTCTGGTGCAAGGTGAGATCAACCAATTCATGGGCTTCACGTTCCATGTGCTGGGTGACCGCACCGAAGGTGGCTTGCCCATCGACGGCTCCAGTGACCGTACTCTGTTTGCATTCCACAAGGATGCAATTGGCTATGCAGAAGGTATCGCTCCAAAGACCGAGATCAACTACATTCCAGAGAAGACCAGCTACCTTGTCAATGCCCTGTTTAGCGCAGGTTCCATTGCCATCGATAGTGAAGGTATTGTCAAAATCACCGCCCGCGACACAGCGGCAGCGGCTTAATAGGAGGGTCACACAATGGCTTTCTCATCTGTTGGTTTCAATACCGTTGGCGGCCAGTCAAAAGCTGGTAACGCTCCTGCCATTTACACCTACTCGTCGGCTGATGCTCAGTCGGTGATCCGTGTTTCTGGTTACTTCAACTCAGTGTCGTCCATCCTCAATGTGGGTGACCTGATTTTCTGCTACTCGGCAACGGGCGGCACTCCAGTAATGTCCACTGCCTATGTGGTCAGCAACGCCTCCGGCGTGGTTGACATCACTGACGGCGTGACCGTTACCGCAACCGACTCCGATTAATTCGGGTCTGCTGTAAAGAGGCCAGCCACTGAGTATTCGGGGGCTGGCCTTTCTCGCATTAAGGGGTTCAAATGGCTGCTGGTGACACTGGTGTATCGATCTGCTCTGATGCCCTCCTCCTGATCGGAGCAAAGGCAATATCGTCTTTCAATGACGGCACTGACGAGTCGAGTGTTTGTGACCGCCTCTACCCAGACATCCGTGACTCCACCCTGGTCATGTACCCGTGGACGTTCGGCATGAAGAAGGTGCAGCTGGCTAGGCTGATCACCACCCCAAACAGCGTGTGGCTGTACGAATACCAACTGCCCGGCGACCGACTCGCCAGCCCCCGCGCCGTCTACGAGACCGCGCAGCCAGGTGCCCGTCCCCGGCAGGATTGGGAGATCCAGGGCGACAAGCTCCTGACCAATCAGCCCGAAGTCTTCATTGACTACCAATATAGCGTGCCAGAGTTTGCAATGCCGCAATACTTTGTGCAGCTGCTCAAGTACATGGTGGCTTGGCACATCGCTGAGACCGTGACCGAGCAGCAAGACAAGGCCAACAAGTGGCAGCGAGTGGCCACCGGCGACATCAGCGAGAATGGCCGTGGCGGCTACTTTCGCACAGCTGCCCAGATTGATGGCCAGAACAACCCCGTGCGAGTCATCGAAGACTACAGCCTGATTGCAGTGAGGAACTGATGCCACGCTTTGTCGAGTTCACCACCAACTTTGCGACCGGCGAGCTTGACCCTTTGCTGCGTGCAAGGGTTGACCTGGCTGCATACGGCAACGCCCTGGCCAAGGCCACCAATGTGCTGATCCAGCCCCAGGGCGGGCTGCGTCGTAGGCCCGGCACCAAGCATGTGTTTGAGCTGCCCAACAGCAGCACGCCAAGCGCGGCCAATGGCGTGCGCCTGGTGCCATTCCAGTTCTCTGTCACCGACAGCTACATGCTGTGCTTCACGCACAACCGCATGTACATTGTC